TTATACAAGAGATGGAAAGATAATGTTGATACTATTTTAAAGACAGATGGGTATGAAGAGGTTATCGTGGAGGCATAGGGAGGAAAGAAAAATGGCAATTAAAACAGTAAAATACACATTCAACGGCACAACGTATGACTTAACGTACAACGCCAACACAGGAAAATATGAGGCAACAGTGCCGGCACCTAGCAAATCCAGTTACTCACAAGATGGTCATAAATATGGAGGCTCTGTAACAGCTACAGATGCTGCCGGAAACTCAACGACCGTAAATCAGGCTCATGCCACATTTGGTTCAAGTCTGCTGCTTCGTGTTCTTGAAAAAGTCGCACCGACATTGGCATTCACATACCCGACCGCTGGCGCATATATTACCAATGCAACACCGGTTATTAAATTCAAAGTGACAGATAATGACTCTGGGGTTAATCCAGATACAATCGTTATCAAAGTCGACGGAACAAAAGTTACAACTGCATTCACAAAAACAACAATCACAGGTGGTTACGAGTGCTCATACACTCCAGGAACAGCATTGGCAGATGGTGCGCATACTATTTCAATCGAAGCATCTGATTTTGATGGAAATGCTGCAACAGCTAAGACAGTCACATTTACGATTGATACAATTCCGCCGACACTTACACTTACTAATCCAGCAGAGGGACTTATCACAAATAAATCCACCCTGGTTGTATCTGGTAAAACAGATGATGCGACATCTAAACCTGTTACAGTTACAGTCAATGGAACGGCGGTTGCAGTTAACTCGGATGGTACATTCTCAAAAGAGATTAAGCTTGTCAATGGTTCTAACACAATTACTGTTGTTGCAAAAGACAAGGCTGGCAAGACTACAACTGTAACGCGTAAGGTAACTCTTGATATTACAGCACCGACAATCAAGTCGATTACATTGACACCGAATCCAATTGACTGTGGTAAGACATTTGTCATTGCTGTTGAGGTGACAGACTAGGAGAAACTATGGTTGCAAAAGTAATCGGTAAAGTAGATGGTAGTGAAGTTATCTATGAGAAAGGAGAGGGGGACAAGTGGACAGTTACTGTCCCCTCAGACCTTGATGGGATGTATGTAGTAGAAGTTACGGCATATGATGAAGCTGGAAATAGCGCATACTGTACGAAGATGTTACTTATAGTAGATCCAGCAACTTTATGTGTCAGTTTGGTTCCATATGAATACATAGTGGAAGTAGTTCAGGATGATTACATGATAGATGTTGTGTATCCAAATCATGGGAGGTGTTGTTGTGAATAGAGTAAGATTTATTCAAGGTGAAGATAAGCATGTCAAATTGTTTGTGAGAGCACCGAATGATGAGCCATTTACGATTCTTTCTGCTACATATACCTTATCAAGATTTGGCGAAGTGGAAGCAAAAGGAGAATGCGATATCAATGGTCATTATCTTGACATTAAGATGGAACCCAAAAAGAAAACGAAGTCATACATATTAGAAATAACTTATGCAGTAGCAGATTCGGTGAGAAAAGCAAGGATAGAAGTGGAGGTAATCTGATGCTTGAAATTACAAATGTGAAGTTAAGCAAGAACACGGTGAATACTGGAGAAAAGTATGTTATTTCCGTGGATATTAATGAGATAATAGATTATCCTTACGACTATCCTTACGACTTTCCTGTATCATGTACAAGAAAAGCAGAGCCTAAAAAGTAGGTGAACACATGGAAATAAAAGCAAGACCCTAGAGGTCTTATTATTTTACGAAAAAATTAAGAAATCGAGGTACATAGAGTGTATGTAGACGCAGAAACAATCATTATGGCTGGAAGTCTTTTGACAGCAGTAGTGGTTATTTTTTCTGCTGTTTTTGCGGTGTACAAGTGGTACTTAAAGCAGAATCAGCAGGATGTAGAAATTGAAAGAGTAAAGTCAGAGCAGTGCTTGCTGACCTATGGAATTCTTGCCTGTTTGAAAGGACTTAAGGAGCAGGGGTGTAATGGTCCTGTGACCGAGGCAATAGACAAGATTCAGAAGCATATAAATAAGCAGGCACATGATCAGGAGGATTAAATATGGATATTATGAGTTATGTAAGACCAGAGTTGTTAGTTGTAGCAGTAGTATTGTATTTTCTTGGAATGTGGCTTAAGCAGGCTGCCTTTATCAAAGACAAATACATTGGTACTGGGAATTGTTGGGATTTTTGTATGTGGAATCTACGTGGCATCGGTAGCAGCATTTGCGACCGTACAGGATATTTTATCTGCAATCTTTGCGGCAATCACACAAGGAATACTGGTCGCAGGATTGAGCAACTATGTGAATCAAATTATTAAGCAGATTGGTAAGGAAGAGTAGAGGGCGAGTAATCGCTCTCTACTAATTTGCGCCAGCGCAAGAAAGGAGAAAGAAAATGAAAATTGGGTTAAGAGGTGGACATAGTCCAAATTGCAAAGGAGCTATAGGAATCCTTGACGAACAAGCAGAAGTAAGAAAAATATATAATGCACTTGTACCAATGCTTCAAAAAGCAGGACATACAATTATTGACTGTAATTCGAATTCTGACAATGTAAATGGAGAATTGACAGAAGGAACAAACAAAGCAAATGAGAATGCTTGTGACATGTATATCACAATACACATGAACGCATCGTCCGGAGGGATTGGAAATGGAACGGAATGTTGGCTGTACAATGGAGATAACGACGTTATGAATACGATTGCAGACAGAATCAATTCCAATTTCGCAGCAGAAGGGTATGGAAACAGAGGCAGAAAATATAGCACAGGTCTTCATGATCTGTGTGCTTCAAGCATGCCCGCAATGATTATTGAAACAATGTTCTGTGATAACACACATGATACTGAGTTATACAAGAAAATCGGTGCAAATGGAATTGCTGAAATGATAGCAAGCGGAATTGCAGGAAGAGCAGTGCCGAAAAAAGCGGAAAATAAGCCAGCACAAATTGCCGGAACAGCAAAGAATAATGTCGGATTGTACTATCAGGCACATGTAGAAGATTATGGATGGCTTGATGCAGTGCACGATGGACAGGTTGCAGGAACAACCGGAAAAAATAAACGTCTAGAAGCAATAAGAATCGACACAAGAAAATTAAAAAATGTAAAGCTAAAAGTTATTGCTCATATTCAAGATATTGGAGACGTGGATTACGGATATATTGATCACAACACAATCATTGGAACAGTCGGAAAAGGAAAGAGATTAGAAGCAATACATATAATCTCAGAAGGATTAGATAAAAAGAAAATCTATATACAAGCTCACTATGCGAATGATGGGTGGGGAAAAACCGTACAAGGAAACGCGGGAAGCTACGGACTAGCAAAAGCAATGCAGGCGATTAAAATTTGGATTAAATAA